AATAAATTAGGAATGTTTTTACAGCAACTAGCACCACTTGGTCCAGAAGTACTAAGGGAAATTAATGTTTCTGATTATATTACTCGTCTTGCAGGTTCTCTTGGTATTGATACTGAAGGACTAGTGAAGACTGAAGAAGAGAAAATGTTAGAGATGAAAGCTGCTCAAGATCAACAAGCTGCTGCAATGAACCAACAAATGATAGGTAAAATGGCAGAGAAAGCCACACCCGAAATGGTTAAAGGTATGGGTGATCAAATGCAACCTCCACCTCCAGAAATGGCTAACTAATAACATAAGAGGAGACTCACAATGGCAGAATTTCAACAAGTAAGTACACATGAAGATGCTCCACCTCCAGTAGAGGGAACTAAGGAACATCAAGATGCTATGGTTCAACTTGCAGAAGAAGCAGGAGCCGTAGAAAGAGAAGATGAGCAACCATCATGGCTTCCAGATAAATTTGAAAGTCCTGAAGATATGGCAAAAGCTTACCATGAATTAGAAACAAAGTTAGGAGGTTCGGAGTCTGTGACGAACAGCGATGAGGGTACAAAACCTCCGCAGACTCCTCAACAACCTACTTTACTGGAAGCTAAAGAAGCTGTTGTAAAAGAAGGATTAGATTTTGATAAATACTATAATGAATATTTAGAAAACGATACACTATCAGAAGATTCATTTAAAGAACTCAATGAAAAAGGTATGAGTCCTGAGATGGTATCCTCATGGATAGAAGGACAGAATGCTATTTCAGATAAAGTTGCTGATATGGCTTATAGTTCTGTAGGAGGAAAAGAGCAATATAATTCAATACTTGAGTGGGCAGGTAAATCTTTATCTGAGAAAGAGATAGGTGTATTTAATTCTGCACTAGAACATGGCACAGTAGACGAAAGTTTATTTGTTATTAAATCTCTTAATGCTCAATATCAAATGGCAAACGGAAGTATGCCTAACTTAATGCAGGGATCAACTGGTGGATCTGGATCAGAAGCTTTTAATTCATTAGCGCAAATGTCTGAAGCAATGAGAGATCCTAAATATGGAACTGATCCTGCTTATAGGGAAGAAGTAACTAGGAAACTAGAAGCTTCTAACCTTATGTAATACGGAAGTAAAACATACGAACAAAATTATTGCCCTCTGAGGAGGATAACTTTAATTGGGAACGATGAAGATAAAGCCGTAACTTTAACTCATGCTAGTTTAAAACTAGTAATCTTTAATCTCAATTAAAATTAAATATGGCACAAAATTATGTCGGTCAAAGGTCCGGTCTAGTTGATGCTTCTGCTTCTACCAGTTCTAGGCAATTATTCCTAAAGCTGTATGCTGGCGAAGTAATGACCGCATTTCAGACCAAAAATATAATGATGAACTATACGAGAACCCGAAATATTAAGAAGGGTAAATCGGCACAGTTCATTATGACAGGTAAGCATCGTACCGCAGGGTATCATACTCCTGGAAATGAAATAGTACCAGCCACAACAGCTAAGCAAACTGAAAGAGTAGTTAGTATTGACGATCTCTTGATTGTAAATCAATTCATCCCTAATATTGATGAAGCGATGTCTCAATATGACATACGTTCAGTCTATTCTGCAGAAGCTGCTTATGGATTAGCCTATGCTGCGGATAAAAACATCCTCAGAATGGCTATCAAAGCTGGTCTATCAACTTCAGCAGCCGCAGTTGCAGCTCTTGTTCAAGAGAATGTAGCGTGGACTGATGAGGATTTCTCTGCCAATGTAACATACGCAAGTCTTGCTAACTCTGTAAAATCCATGTATTTCATGGAAGGAGTTATCGAAGCAAAGCGTATCTTAGAAAGTGCAGGAGCGCCTCTTGATGATTTAGTATGTGTTGTAGCTACAGATATCTACTATCACATGTTTAAATCTCAGACTAACTCTGAAACTACTGCTAATTTACATCTCTTTAATCAGGATGTAGGTGGAAGTGGCTCAGTTAAGGATGTGAATCTTCCAACTATTGCGGGTATTCCAGTAGTTAGAACTCCTCATCTTGGAACTGGTGGTTCTTCTGGTTGGGCAACCAATCTCTGGACCATGAGTGGTTCAGGTGCTTCTCGTGCTGGTATAGTTCCAAGCGCAGATCGTCCTTTAGGTGCTACAGAATCTAACAGAACAACTGTCTATGATCTTCCTGCTGCCGCAGCTTATGGTGGTGAAGGAGAAAAAGTTCGTGCTATTATCATGAACAAAGATGCAGTAGCAACTGTTAAATTATTGGACCTTTCGGTTGAGACAGATTATATGGTCAATCGTCAAGGAACAATGATTGTTTCTAAATATGCAATGGGTCACAACGTACTACGTCCAGCAATGAGCGTATTACTTGTTGCACCTGTTTCATAGTAACCTCTTTGTGGGGTATGGTTAATCCTCTTGCTGTACCCCATTTTAGTAGAGGAGGCATAATAGTTCTCCATTCCTCCTCTACACCCTCACACAAATATCCTCACATAAAAATATATGGCTGTTTCTAAAACTACTAAATTAGATGCTATCAATTCTATGCTTATTGGTATAGGAGAAGCTCCAGTAAACACTTTAAACTCTGGTCTTCAGGAAGCAGAAGTAGCTGAAATAGTTCTAGAATCCATTTCTCGTGAAGTACAAGCATCTGGATGGTCTTTTAATACTGATCTAAGATACGAACTATCTCCGAATAGTGTAAATAGTATTTCACTTCCTTCCAATACTTTACAAGTAGATACCACAGGTTTAAAAAGAGATTATAATTCAGATGTAATTGAACGTGATGGCAGATTATATGATCGAACTAAAAATACTTTTGATTTTACTGATGCCGTAAAGGTTGATATTGTATACTTTTTTGAATTTGAAAAGCTTCCTGAAATTGCACGAAGATATATCACATTAAGAGCAGGAAGAAAATTCCAAGAAAGTACTATTGGCTCAACTGAAATGACTCAATTACAGTATAAAGATGAACAACAAGCTTTATTTTCTCTTAGAGATGCAGACTCTCAAGCAGCAGATTTTAATATTTTTGATAATTATGACACCTTTGCCGCTTTAGATAGAGGTTCAGGCGCTCCTGTAAGTGTACTTGATTCACAACGAAGATTATATTCCTAATTATGGCTCTAGTTTCTAGTTCTATACCGAACTTAATTAATGGTATTTCTCAGCAACCTGCTGAAATTAGATTACCTTCTCAAGCAGAAAGACAAATCAATGGTTTGAGTTCTGTTGCAAGAGGTTTAGAGAAACGACCTGGAACTGAACATAAAGCAAAACTATCTACTACTGCAGAAAACGATACATTTATTCATAGTATTCGTAGAGATGCTGATGAAGAATATACAATGGTTCTCAGTAGGACTTCAGCAGGAGTTAAGACTCTTGAGATTTATGATAAAGATGGAACTAGTATGCCTGTTAAATCTGAACCTACCGCAGATGTAAGTTCAGGAACTACAAACGATATAACTAGTTCAAACCAAGCAACAATATTAGCTTACCTTGATACAGGAACAACCACAGGAGGAGTTAAAGAAAATATAGTAGCAACCACAGTAGCAGATACAACCTTTCTTATTAATAAGCTAACTACAGTAAATAAAGCTACTGCACTTGGTAAGGTTTCAGGAGAAGGAATACTTGATAGTGATGGAGATCAAACTGGATGGACATCTACTCTTCCATTTATCTCTAATATAGGATCAGAATTACTTACTGATGCAACTCTTAATCCATCTGATGTTTACACTCATGAAGGATTGATTTATGTAAAAGGAGGAGATTATTCCAGTAAGTATATGGTAGATTTAACTTTAGATGCTGCTTCAGGTACTCATTATAAAGTTGGATTTCAAACTCCTTCTTCTTCTGCAGGAGTCAATCAAAGTTATACTGCTCCAACAAGAATTGCTAAGATTTTAAAAGGTGGAAGAGGACAATGTACTGGAGCTGGTCCTAGTGGTAGCATATATAGTAGTGGTACTACTCTTGTTACTGATGGATGGGATGACTTTTCTGTTACCACTCCTGCTGTTGCATTAGAAGGTTTTGGAGGTTGGCTCCCTACAGCAGGAAGAGATGAAGGAGGAAAAACTTCTGGAGCAGGATATGAAGGAGCTACTTATTATGATGGTTTAGATGCAATAGAAACTGCTCAATCTAAATTTCATTTTACACAAGGCTCAAGTTCTGGTGTAATTAAAATACAATGTAAAGAAGCTTTTACTATTAAAACTTCTGATTCAAAAGGTGGAGGAGCATTAATAGGATTCACAAAAACTACACAGAGTTTTACAAATCTTCCCTCTGAAGGAGCGCCTACTGATTATATAGTTAAGTTAGTGGGTAATTCAGATGCTACTGCAGATGATTTTTATGTAAAATTTACAGGAACACCTGATAATGTCTGGAAAGAATGTATAGGTCCTTCAGAAACTTTGGGTTTTGATACCTTTACAATGCCTCATCGTTTAATTAGATTATATGATAATACACCTGAAAAAAATAAATACTTTCTTTATGAACCTGTAAAAGAACTTTTAGCAAGTCATGGCGCTCCAGCTAGGTTTGGATGGTCTAGTAGAAAAGCAGGAGATGATAAAACTAATCCATTCCCCTCATTTACAGGAGGAAAAATAAATGATGTTACTTTTCATAAGAATCGTTTTGGTGTTTTAAGTGATGAGAATATGATCTTTTCGGTAGCAGGAAACTTTTATAATTTTCTTTCTATTTCTGTAATGACTTTCTTAGATAGTAATCCTATTGACATAACAGTATCTAATAATGAAGTTTCTATTCTAAGACATGCTGCTGCCTTTAATCAAGGATTATTACTCTTCTCAGATTTTCAACAGTTCAATCTAAACTCTAAAGATGCATTTACTCCTAGCTCAGTCTCAGTAGATGTTGTTACTCAATTTGAATCTACTGCAAAAGCTCCTCCTGTATCTTCTGGTAAGTTTGTTTACTTTCCTTTTAAACGTGGAGAGTATTCAGGAGTCAGAGAATACTTTGTAGATACTGGTTCTGCAGATACAAATGATGCAACAGATATTACTTCTCATGTACCACAGTATATAAAAGGTAATATTACTACAATGATTGTAAGTTCTACCAATGACATGGTAGCAGTTTTATCTGATGATGATCTTAAAAAAGTTTATATTTATAAGAACTTTTGGCAAGGAGATGAAAAACTTCAAAACTCTTGGAGTCATTGGACATTTGGTGGAGATATACTTAACTGTGCATTCTTAGGATCAACATTAAAACTACTTATAAAGAGATATGCTGCCGATGGTACTACTGTTCAAGGTTTATTCTTAGAAGATATTAATCTAAGCTTAGATTCTTCAGAAGCAGTAATGGAAGATGATACTCCAGTACTTTTGGATAGAAGAGTAAAGCTAACTTATGACGCAAGTTTTACATTATCAGCTTCTAACCTTCCGTACTATGCTAATAGACGAGACATGGTTTATGTTACTGATCAGGCTAGAAAGATACCTGAAGCAGATATAAATACATATTTAAGAGTAGCTCAAAATACCACAGGAGTACCATCAGTAGTATATGCAGGAACTCCATATACCTTTGAGTATGAATTCTCAAGATTTATTCATAAAGAGGATCAGCTTCCTGTAGCTACTGCTAAATTACAGATCAGAAACATTAACTTATTGTATACTAAGACAGGCTTCTTTAATATAAAAGTTAATGTAACTCCAGGAACTATACTAATTCCTGATCCAGATATTGTAGGAGCGACTATATCTTCTACTCCTAGAACAAACTACTCTAAGAATTTCTCTGGAATGTTGACTAATACCTCTTCCTTTGGACAGTATAAACTACTCTCTGGAACCTTCAAAAGCTCCGTCATGACAAACAGTTCTAACTGTAACATCATACTGGAAAATGATGAGTACTTGCCGTGTGCGTTCATGTCAGCAGAATGGGAAGGGTTCCTACACAAAAGGAATCGAAGAATAGCATAACATGTACTCTTACAAAGAGTTTACAAAGCCTTTTGAGGCAGAATATGTAGATATTTTAGCTGATAATATGTGTGAAGTAGATAGAGATGAAGTATATGCAACATCAGGACTAAGCCCTAAAACAGCTTTACTTTCTTCTATAATGACTAGTTACCAATTAGTATGTTATTTTGATAAAGAAGAACTTTTAGGTATAGGAGGAGTAGGAGGAGAACCAAATGGAGTTGGTACTCCGTGGTTTCTACGGACAAAACACTTTGATTCTTGGAAACAGAAGAATAGAAAAAGCTTTTTAAAAAGTAGTAGATCTTGGATAGATCACATGGGAGAAACTTATCCTTCTATGTATAATTATGTAGACGAAAGGAATAAAGAATCTATAACTTGGTTAAAACATTTAAACTTTACATTCACAGATAAAATTAAGTACGGATTTTTACAGATTCCTTTTATTAAATTTGAAAAATATAACGAATTGGAGGTAGCATAGAACCTTTTACAGCAATGATGATAATGCAGGGTGCTAGTACATTGATGAAGCACCAAGCAGGTAATGCTGCTGCATCTGCTGCTAATGCATTAAAGTATAGAAGAGATTTAGCTATTAAGAGTCAGTATAAGATGAAGATGTCTCAGGCAAGACAGTCATTTGCTGATATTAATACCATGCGTGTCAAGAACTTGGATATTAAAACAGATGCTATGCTCCAGAATAGACTAAAGGAACTAAGAGTATCTGGATCTATAGCAGCCTTAGCAGGTCCATCAGGACAAAGTACGGATGCTCTTAAAGCAAGAAGTCTAGGACAAGTTCTTCAAGGAGAGAACTCGTTTCTAAAAGATATGGATACTAAAAACTTACAATTAGCTTATAAAGATAGAGAAATTACACAAGGAATGGAAATGGCTTGGTTAGATGCTAATGCTCAAATAGCTGGAACTTCTTACCAATCAGGTCCAGGCCCTATGTCTTTAGCGTTTGGTATGGGAGAAGCATATATGAAATCACAATCATTTGACTCCCAAATGGGAGGTGAGTTCTAATGGCATATAACGATGGAGTTCAAACTTCTACAACTGGTCTTAATATAGCTGATTCAGCAAGATCTGGAGGAGTTGCCAGAATGAATTATGAAACTGGTATTAGACAATCAGATCTTAATTCTGCAGGAGGTATGGGAGGCATTAATCCTGGTGAAATTGCTGATGGATTAATGAAGTGGGCGCAAGCTGGAGGACAGATGGCATTAGCTAGTAAGCAAGAAGAAGAAGCTAAGAAGAGAGTAGCTGCTGCCGAGCTAAAAAAGGCTAAAGCTGAACAAGATTTTAAAAACAAAACAGATGCTAAAAGTCTGTTTAGTTCTACTGGTGGAGAAAACTTAGAAACCGCAGGAGCTGCTGGCGCACCTTTCCTTCCTTCTACTGAGGATCAATCAAAATTATATACTGCTAATGCAGGTCTTAGAAAAGAATACGAAAAACTATATACTGAAGACAAAGTAGATGAGGAACAAGTATTTATTAATGAAAATGCTGGAGATATTACTGATCAACTTTTTGAGGAATGGAATGCACTTCCTCCTGACGATCCAGCTAAAAGAGATTTTATTCAGTTTGCTGGAGTACAGCTTCAAAATTATAAAGAGAAGAGACATCTTGAGAATTTCTCTGGACTTAAACATCTAGGAGAAGTAACTGCTGATGGAAAAGGAGTAAGCTATACTCAATTAGAAGATCATGTTGCAAAAAAGCATAGAGAGCATGTAAGAGAACAACAGGATGTATTTATATCTAATCGTATAACTGGTTCATTTAATGCTAAGGGAGTACCAACAACTATTGCAGATTTTGATGGTCGAGTAGGAGAATGGAAAGGAAAGAAGTTTGATGTTAATGGAAAAAAGGGTGATCTTATACCTCGTAAACAAGTTGTAATAGCTGCTTTAGAACACATGACTGAACAAGTTCAGTATTCATTACAGAATCCAAATGGAAGATCTACTGATAAGATTTTTGACTCATTAAAAATGATTGAGAGTCTGAACGACTATAATCAGTTAATGGATAGAGGAGATGGAATGGGAGAAAAATATGAAGAATATTTTAAAGAAGCAAGAGATGCAAAAACAACTTTACAGAACAGAGAACGACAAGCTAAAAATGATGCAGAAAAAGAAGGAAAAAAAGTATCCACAAAATTAAATAATAAAGTTTTGAATGAAATAGCAGCAGTAAATTTTGCTATTGATGATGGGAATCCACCTTCTAAAGATGACTTTAAGCTTTTACAGGTAGAACTTTTTTTACGAAGAGGTGATATTGAGTCTGGTAAATTTATTACAGCTATGACTCAATTAAAAGGAATGGCTAAAAGTATTGATGTTAATTCTGAATCTTATATACCTGCAGAAGATTCTGAAGAAGCTAAGATTTTACCTGACTATACTAAAACAGCCAGTAAAGAATTTAAGTCTATACCCGCTGTTGGAAAAGAACAGGAAAAAGTTATTCAAAGTAATGATCCTTCTTGGGTGAAAATAGGAAAATTAAAAGTTTTAGAAGCTCAAAGTAAACGAATCAAATACCAAATTGATAATACTGCAAGCCATACAGAGGCAGATAAAATTGCCTCAAGTAATAATTTAGGTGGATTACAAACTAGACTTACAAAAGCAGTAACCGATTGCGAAGCAGGAGTTGCAGGTAAATGTGAAGTAGCGCAAGGTATTATAGATATGGTTCCTACACAAGGAATGCTTGCTTCAGATATAAAATCATGGAATACACATAAAAATACCATACAAAAAGAATTAGGAGCAATCTCAGGTGGTAAAGCTGCTACAGCTACAACTGGAAAAGTTATAGACTTAATAGGTGCTGTAAATGATAAGAAGATGTTATTTGCGGATGCTGAGAAAGAATTTAAGAAACTAAAGAATCCTTCTGCAAGGGATATGGAAATATTCCAAACCCAAACAAGAGCATTTAGAGATAAAAAAACAGATGATAAAGGAATAGAAGCTGGATTAAGATTTGAAAGTGCATTAGCTCAGGAAACAACTGTTAAAGGTTTAAAGGATGCAGTAGAAAAAGAACTTAGAACTAATAAATCTTTAGGTTTTGAAGCTAGAAAAAACATACTTAAATTTCAAACAAAACGTATTCTTGAAATTGATTCAGGAAATGTAAAAGAATCTAAAGAAGCTGCTAAAGAGAGAAAGAAAGAAGCTAGTCAGAGATCTATAGTTAATCATAGAACACTATTCAATGAGCTAAAGACTAGTGCTGAGATGGAACTATATATAGATAATCAGAATGTATTTGAAACAGACGGAACCTCAAGTGTTGATACAGAAGATCAAGGTGCTTTCCAAAAAGAATTACAAGGAGTTATAAGAGAAACAAAAGAAAAAGAAGATATAAAGACAGCAGGAGATCAAGAAGGAAAGATTAGGGATAAGTTACTTAAAATGGAAATGAATCCTACTCCAGAAGAACTTCAAGCCTTTCAGTTGGATGTTGATAAGATCAAGCATGAACCTACCAGAACTAGAATGAATGCTATCCTTCAGGGTTATGGAGATAAAAAAAAGACTAAAGAAGAGATAGATTCAGTACTTGAAGACGATATGATTGTAAGAAAAAAAGTCCGTTCTTCAATGACTGTGATGCGTGATAAGCTTACTGATTTTGTAAAAGCTGCAGAAGATCCTAAGATACCAAATAGTGCTTCTAAAGCAATGACGAGTCTACTAGAATATAGAAAAACAGTATTACAAAATTCTGAGTTTCAAGCTTTAATGGCTGAAGATCCAGATAATACAAACTATCAGAAAGAAATGGATGACACATACACCACACTATCTGGTTTGCAGACAAAGGATGAAGTCATGGCAAAAAACAAAACTAATCATAAAAATAGTGTAAATTCTTTAAGAGACAGAGAAGTAAAAACAGAACAAACTTATGAAGATATCTTTGAATTAGAAGAGAATTTTACCTTAGAAAATTACAATTCCTTTATAGATAGTTTAGGAGTATCTGCTGAACTTATAGATGAAAATGGAAAAGTTTCTAATCCTTCTATACATACTGCTGCTGTTCAGGACCAATTAAAATTACGAGCAAGAGTTGCTAAAGAAGAACATGATCAAAAAAATGCAGAAGTACCTACAAAAACTGATATACAATATCTAGGTACAGCAGAATTTAAACTGGATCAAATTAGAGATGCAGTAGGAGATGCTGAAAAAAATAGATTGATTGATGAGACAAATACATGGCTTAGCAATGGTTATACAGGAGTTCCTCCAGATACAACAAAGATATTTTCTACAGAAGATTTTAGATATTTTAGAAATAAGGTAAACTCTGAAAGACCAGATTCTCCTAAAGCATTTGAACCTAAAGCTGAAGCATTGCAAATTATTAATTCTATATTTACAGGATCAACTTCTGCAGATGGTAGTCCTGTTGGTATGTTAGCTCTTGGAGAAGGAAATGTTTTAAGAAATGATATTAGAACTTATTTTGGTAAACAATTTAATAATAATATACCTAAGTTTAAAAAACCTTACATGTTAAGGAGAGATGAAGGAACTAATGAGATGAAGGTTGTTGATTGTAATGAAGCATCAAAAAAAGATGATACATGCTTTGATGATAAGGGATTAGAATTTGCTCAACAATTATCTTCTTTGCTAATTACACCTAGTGAAACTCATCCATTCGGAGCAGGACCACCTGATGAAAATGGTAGAAAAAGTTTTAATGAAAGATTAAAAAGTTTTAAGAGTACTATGTTAGAAAATCTCCAAAGAGGAACTGATGTTATAGGAACAGGTACAAACCAGCCACGTATTACAAAAACTTCAGGAGATTCTAGTTCTACTTGGTCTTTAGTGAATGTCACTTTTTTTGACAAAACACAACCACTACCTGATTATTCAAAGGGACCTAATAAATGAGTGAAATAGAAGAACAACTAAAAGATCCTATGAGAGGATTTCAGGATTTTGATTGGATGAAGATTGCTAAAGATCCAGATTCTAATGAACATCCTACTGCTGGTAAAGCTCATACTATGTCTAGTGAAGTAGATGGAAAACATCGTCTATACCCTTCAGTAAGACATAATGAGGAAGGTGTACCTATACAGTATGGTCCTACAGATGCTCAGAGATTAGCTGATGAAAATGATGATTTTCTGGAATTTGATACTGAAGACGATGCTACAGCATGGTCTAAGAATTTTAGTAACCAGATAGGTTTAAGTAGACAACCACAACTAGAACAAAAACCTGCTCCTCCAGTAGGTCCTGAGACACCTCAAACTCCTGCTTTACTAATGAGTGAAGCAACTGAGAGGTATCGTGAAGTATTAGATTATTTTACTAATGTTGCACTTGCTGCAGATAGTGAAGATAGAGCATTAGGATTAATTAATCAAATAGAGAATAAACTAGCAGATTTTAGTCCTAATGGTGGACATTGGGGAGGTTTGGAAGTTGGTAAAACTTATGATAAAGCTATTAAACCACAAACAATTACTGAAGACCATCATGGAAATAAAAAACTAATCAATCCTTATCTTGATGATAGACGAGCAGGATTAGAAGAAACAAATCTTTTAATAGAAATTGAGAAAAGATTTCCAGATGAAAACTCTACTCCTGGAGCTGCATTAATAAAATCCTATTTAAGAGAAAAAATAAATACTATAAATAGACCACTATTATACAAAGGTCCGATAGGTGCAGTAGATACCGCACAATGGATAGCACTAGAATCTGGCAAGTCTGTTATAAATGCTATAGATGATTTAGGTCATGTAGCTAATCGTATTGGTTATGATGCAGTACAAGGTATACTGTCTGTAGGAGAAATCCTTATGTCAGAACCAGTTAGACAAATAGCTAAAATAGGCGCACACTCAGATCTAGAAGCAGAAGCTTTTGCTCAAAAGGTATTTAGTTTATCTGGTTGGGGATTAGAAAAAGATCCAGCGCCTAATACTTTTACTGGTGTGGCTGTCGAACCCTTTGCACAAGTTGGAGCATCCATCTATCTAGGTGGAAAAATGCTTGGTTGGATGGGTCAATTCATGCAGAAATGGATACCGCAAGTAGGAGCTGCTATAACTGGTTATACTACAGCAGCAGAAGGAGTAGTTCTTTCAGGAGGAGCTAAGTTAGCTAGTAAAGTAGTATCTGCATCTAAAGATCCTGCAATGGTAATGGGAGCAAAAGAAGGTCTAGGAAGCCCAACTTTTGTGAGTAAAGAAAATGAGATGTTTACTTTCTTACATGACATGGGAGCAGATGATGCAATAACAAAATGGATTGTGGGCGCTCCTAGTGACTCTGTAGCCATGAAAAGATTACAAAGTTTTACAAATGGAGCTTTTGAAGGATTAGGAATAGCTGGAACTCTTCCTGCTTTTGGTCTTATGTTTAGATCTTTGTTTAATCTTGGAAGACCTGTAGCTACTGAAGCTTATCAAGTTGGATCTAATTTCTGGACAAAAGTAGAACAATTCTTTCCTAAATCTGAAAAAGATAGACTTACTGAAGTTGTTGATGCAGATGGAAAAGTAGTATCTTTAAAAGATCCTAATGCTGAAGCTCCTACTAAGTTAGAAAGTGTCCAAAAAGTTAAAGCAGAAGCTAAAAAACAAATTGAGACTTTACTTACTGGTAAAGAAGCAATTAAGTTTAAAAAGGATTTAGCTAAAAGAGGATTTAAGATGGATAAAAATGGGAACATGACACCCATTATTAAAGTTAAAAGTTCTTTAGTTAATACACGATTTAAAAAAGGCGAGAAAGAAAAACTAATTAACAGTATAGTTTCTGATCCAGCTAGTGTAGACTTCCATAATAGTACTCAAAAGATCTTTAATGTTAATAGATTTAGTTCTCGTGATGATATCAAATCAGCTATAAATCAAGCAGCTGTTATGATAGAAGCAACTACTAAGAAAACTAAGAGAACAAATAAACAAATCCAGAAGGATGCAGAGAGAGTAAACCAAGAGATTACTGAATGGGTAGGAGAAGAAAATAAAGCTGCATGGTTTAAATCATTTGGACTATCAACTGATGCCACTCCTGCACAAGCTGCAGCCCTAAGACAGTACCTATTTGAAGAGTCAGAACACTTTGTTACTTCTGCTAAGAAATTACATGATATTATTGAATCTGGAGTTGATCCAACAAATGCAGAATTTGTAGAGTATTATCTAGATATCTACAAGTTCTTAGGTGTAATGGAAACAGATATAAAAGTTGCAGGAAATATTGCTCGTACTCTTCAGAATCGAAGAGCTATCTTAGCTGCTCCTGAACATGTACTTGATAATATAATTGCAGGAGCTAAGGATTCTGGCCTAGATGGAAGATCAACTTTAGCAGTAATAGCAAAAAATATAGGACTTGCAGAAGATCCACTACAATTACAGAATCAATTAACTAGGCATAGTTCTCAGTACCATCTTTTTGAGGGAGCAAAACAAACTGCTGTTAATGGATTACTAAGTAATGTGATGACACAAGCTTCTGCTTCTTTAGGAATCCTCTGGTGGGGAGTACAGAATGGAGTAGAAACTTATGCTGCTGCTAGTCTAAATGCAATAGGTAAAAAACTTGATAAGCATGTAAAAAATGTACCTTATGTAGGTAAAGCATCAAGTGCATTATTTGGTACAGGAAATGGAATGTCTTTTACAGCTGCAAATGCACAGATGTTTGGAAGAACACAAGCTTTGTTAGAAGTATTTGTAGGAAGAGGGCATTTTACGATGGATAGAGGAGCTATAGCTGCTGGAATAAAAGGGATGAAAACTTTGGATTCTTCTTCTATATCTAGGAATCCTCATGAACTAGCTGATCAGTTTGTGAAAAAAGGTGGAGGTGTGAGGATGACCATTGGTAAAGATGAATGGGAAGTTGGAAGTGGAATTAATGAAAAAATGTTTATTGACTTCTTTGGAGCAGATAGTGGTATTATGAAATCTCAAGCTGGAGCATATATGAGACTTCTTGCCAATACCGCAGGATTAGTGAACTCTGCTGCTGGAAGAGGGCTTGTAATGCAGGATGCATTCTATAGAAATATTATTGAACGAGGAGAGATACACAGACTTGCTGTACTTAGAGCCGAATCAATAGAAAGAAGCCTAGTAAAAGGACAGAGTATTTCTAAAGGGGAAATGGCAAAAAGAATACAGCAACGCTATATCCAAATAGTAAATAATCTTCCTGAAGATATTGCAAAAGATGCAGCTCTAATTGCAGAACAAGGATTAATGCAGAAGAAACCTGGAGTTTTAGTACGAGGTCTAGAAAAAGGAAAAAATAAAACCTTTGATTGGGGTGGTCGTGATGGAAACATTGCTCAGAAGGCTGTTTCAGTAGCAGGAAATATTGCTACAACATACTTGACTAGTAAAGCATCTTTCATGAGAACGATGACTAATATTTTCAAGGAATCAATATGGGAAAGAGGACCATTAGTAATACCTAGAGTTGGTCTTTCTAAAAAACAAAGAGAACTTTGGGCTACTAGTGAACCTTTTAGACAAGAAACAGTAGCAAAATTTGGATCTGGTACTATGATGCTTGGTATAGGATATGGATTAGGATCTAAAATAGGTGGAGCAGGATATGAATATATTCTTGATGTAACTCAGCTAAAAGGATCTTGGGCAGATGGAAGAGAAATAGATGAAGATAATAATATTTATCCTTCTGCAGAATCTATTGAAGCTACAACTGAACAAGTAGCTGACTTTACAGTATACATGGAGGGTATTGATGCAGGAGATCCTAAGCAAAGATTCATGAGACAAGTAAGAGGATTACAAGGTCCAGAGATACTACTAAAAGATCATAATACTGGAAAACTAACTTCATTTCCACTAGCTAGATTAGATATACAAAAAGCTCCTCTTGTTTTAGGATCAATCTTTGGTTCTTATAACAAACAAATGGATGAAGCAATAAATCTAAAATATATGGATGTTGATGGTGAAATGATTGGTAACTTTGATGAGGACGAAGTAGAATTAATAACAGGAATTAGGATGAAAGCTGCGTATGCTTTCGGAAATTGGATACTAGATATTCCAATGGCACAAGGAATAAAAGATCTATTACATAATTTACCTGTAGGATTCTCTCCTGTAGGAACAGGAAGTGTATCAAAAGAAGTTACATCTTTTCTCACAGAGTTCCTGAATCCAATAAATTCTTTCTATTCAGCAGCTAGAAAAGGTGTTCATAAAACTACAGATCAAGGAACATTCAAGACTTTTTCAGAAGATGATAGTGATACCTATATAGATAAAGTTACTGAAGAAGAAAATATATCTTTAGATGTTGGATTAGGCATATCAGATATTAGAGAACGAAGAGCAAAAAGTAAGAATTTATTTAGTACAAAAAAAGGAAGTAATTTCTATAAATTAATAATGATTGCCGATGCTATGAGAGATGCAACTGAGAATCTTTCTATTATGGATGTAACAAATGTAGAATATCCCAGAGTTGGACAGAAGATATTTGCATTAGTTGGTCCAGGAGGAGGCTTGTTAAAGAATCTTGCTAATACTGAAAGAGATAAACTAATGAGAGGTATTAAACTTCTTGCTCTTCCGTGGTATCCTAAAGAAGCTATTCGTTCTGAAACTATTGATCTTATTACTGGATTAGGAATTGTTTTTGATGATCCTAGAAGGTGGAAAATTCCTTCTAAAAATAATTCAGGAACAGCAAGTAAAGAAAAAATACATCTTTCTGCAGAACAAAAGTTTATTTGGTCAGTTGAGAATGGAAAATTAAATAGTGATTTCTTTGGAAAGCAAAAATGGAAAGACTTAATTCATCAATTAGATACAGGAATGATGAATCATCCAAGATGGATTATAAAGAAAAGATTTATGAAAGAAACAGTAGAAGATATTTTAAAAACACACCAAGTAGCGGCCTTTGAATTAATGTTAGGTCATCCAAATAACATACAACTAAACAGAGATATTACTCTTCAAAATCAAGTTGATAAATTAAAAGGAAATTAATCATGCCAGAATCTAGACGAGGACCATTCAGTTTTGATCTCCTAAGTTATTCAGGAAATTCTGAGTATATAATAACAAAAGCTGATTTTAATGCTGATAATGGTGAAATTTTAGAAGTTATAGCTGCTGGTGTAGTATTAATAGGAGATGGTACTGCAGACTCAGCTTCTTCTGCATCAGGTAAGACTCCTACAGCACATGGTTTTTATGTAGATAGTTTAACAAGTCCTACTAAAATAACTTTAGTTTCAAATATTGCTGCTGATAAACAAGTAACTATACGAAGACTCTCAAATAGATCTACTGCTTCAGTTGATTTTGCTCCAGGAAGTGTAATACGAGAACAAGATCTTGACAATAGTACAAATCAAACTCTCCATGTAGCTCAGGAAGCTATTGATATAGCCCTTCTGAGTATTGGAGAAGATGGATTAGATGGTAAATTTGATGGAGAAAGTAAAGTTATAAAAAATGTAGCAAATGGAGTTGCAGCTACGGATGCAGTAAATAAAGGTCAATTAGATGCAACTGAAGTTACTACTCTTGGATACAGAGATGAAGCAGAAGCAGATAAAGTAGCGACTGCTGCTGATAGAGTAGCAACTGGTGCGGATGTAACTTCTGCAAATGCTTCTGCTGATGCTGTAGCAGTTATGTATGATGCATTTCATGATAAGTTTCTTGGATCAATGTCTGATGCAGTAGCTTTTACTGCAGTTTTTGGAACAGATGTAATAACTTCAACCGCACACGGATTAGTTGATACTCAACAAATACAAGTTGTAGGAACAGATTTACCAGATGGATTAAGTGCATCTACAAATTATTTTGTTAGAGATAAAGACGCTAATACTTTTAAATTAGCTGCAACATCTGGTGGAACTGCAATAAATATAGTTGATAATGGTACTGGAACTAATACTTGGGTATATGGAGATTTTACTACTCCAGCTACATCATCATGGATTAAAAATTCTTCGACTATAACAGTTGCAAGTAATGTTGGTATTAGAGAAGGACAAGTTGTTAGTGGTGCAGGAATAGAAGCTACACCAAAACCAAATGTATTATCTATAGCTGGAACAGCCATTTCTATTTCAGATAATATGGATGCGGTAGGTTCTAGTGTAGCAGTTACATTTGCTAATAAAGGTATTTATGGAGCCTTTAATGTAGCCAAAGATGGCCCTGCATTAGATAACGATGGAGATGCACTTACAGATGGATTGTTATATTTCAATACTACAGATGATGTTATGAAGGTTTATGATGTAACATCTTCTACTTGGAAACAACTTACTCCTACAAGTGCAGAACAAACTGCCATTAATGCTGTAAATTTAGATGCAACAGACATAGGTCTAGTAGCAGGAAAAGATACTGAGATAGGTAGGATTGGTACTGCTGCTATGGCTGCAAGTATAGCCTTAATTGGTACTGCTCCTATGGCTAATTCAACAGATGGAGATATAAAGGTAGTTGCAGATTTAAATACAGAAGTAGGTTTGTTAAGTGCTTTAGATACAGAGATAGGTTTACTAGGAACTTCTGCAATGGCAACTGCAACCACAGGTAATCTTGCTAAACTTGGTGCTGGATTTGATGGAGGAACAGGCACAAGTGGCACAACTTCCAACTTAGCACTTATTAATACAGTATCTGGAAGTATAGATAATGTTAATACCTTTGTTAATCGTTATAGGGTAGCTGCTAATGCTGACCTTCCATTACCAAGTCTTGATGCTGGTGATCTTTATTACAATACAAATACTAATGAATTGAATGTTTATAATGCTACTACTTCAGCTTGGCAACAAGCCACACCAAATCAAGGTGATATAGATGCTATTAATATAGTTGCAGGAAATTTAATCTATCAAGAGGATTTAGGTTCAATAGCTACTGCTGTTACTACAAGTAGTGAGACAAATGAAATTGGGAAAGTTGCCGCTTTAGAAGATGAAATAGAGCGTTTAGGTACTACTGCA